GATCGACAATATAGTCCATGGACAATTGGAGTATATGATGATAATAACTCTCAAAGTTTGTGGAGGTCTTTTCAACGATGGAAAGAGCTGATTGATGGTCATTACACACATAAAGTTACTACAACAAACAACGATTTTACTTATCAACAATATCAAAAAACTTGGACCATTAAACATTTGGATGTAAATAGCAACCAAGTTCTTAGAACAATTTATCTGTACAAATGTTGGCCCAGCATCGTTGGCGAAATACGTTTGGATATGGGCGAAAGCAATTTTGTTGCTTTTAACGTTACTTTGGTTTACGACAATTTAAGAATTCAAGAAATAAACCAAGGAGACTACTGATACGATGCTAAATGAGTTTAAAACAAACTTTTTTGGTGGTACCCGTTCAAATCGCTTTGAAATTATTGGTAACATACCTTATGGAACTCAATTTACCAAATTTCACGTTCGTTCAACTATAGTTCCACAAATATCATCTAAAACTCTTACATATGATTATGCTGGAAGAAAATATCATTATCCAGGTGAACGGGATTATGGTAACTGGGCTTTTACAGTATTAGATGATGTTGGAAACTTAAATAACTTGTGGACCATGTTTCAAACATGGCAAAACAAAATTAATAACCACATAACCAATAAATCTTTTTTATTAGGTTCTGGGCAATCATATAAAGCTGATAGCTGGCGCATTCGTCACTTAAATTTAAATGGCGATCAAGATCCTTTAAAAGAATTTGTACTGCACGGATGCTGGCCATCGGTTGTCCAGCAAGTCTCTCTAAATATGATGCAGCCTAATACGCTGACATCTTTTAATGTAATTATTGTTTACGATTACATTGAAATTTTGAACGTAACAAGTAGGTGAAAAATATATGGAACTAGAAGCATTTGGATTTGAATTTGGAAAAAAAAGAACCACCAAGCAAGAAAAGCAGGAAAAAAGCCTGCAGTCGTTTACTGCACCTGAAATTTATGACGGCACGGTAACGGTAGAAGCTGGTGGTTTTTTTGGTACTGCATTGGATTATGCAGCCCATATGCGCGATGAAAGCGCTTCAGTTGTCCAATACCGAAACATGTCGATATATCCTGAAGTGGATAATGCTGTTGATGAAATTGTAAATGCTTCAATTGTTTTGGGGACTGACAGAAAACCCGTAAAAATTGATTTATCAGATTTGCCTGTTCCGGATACCATTAAAAACAAAATTCAACGTGAGTTTGACAGAGTTTTGCATCTTTTAGATTTTAACAACAAATCTTATGAGATGTTTAGACGTTGGTATATTGATTCTAAAGTATTTTATAATTTGGTAATTGATAAAGATTTGCCAACAGAAGGCATTAAAGAAATTATACCAATTGATCCATTAAAGATCAAAAAAGTTCGAAAGATAAAAAAAGAAAATGAAAGGGTTGACGGACAAACAGTTTCTTTAATTAACGATATTGAAGAATATTATTTGTACACCAATACAGACAAAGAAACATATTTGATGACCGGTCCTGGAGGACTAAAGCTTTCTTTGGATAGCATTGTTTATGTTCCTTCCGGAATTGTTGATTTGAACACCAAACGAGTTCTTGGCTATTTGCATAAAGCAATTCGTCCTTTGAACATGCTTCGCCAACTAGAAGATGCTCTTCTAGTTTACCGCATTGCACGTGCTCCCGAACGTAGAGTGTTTTATGTAGATGTTGGGCAGTTGCCAAAACAAAAAGCCGAACAGTACATGAGAGACATGATGAGTCGTTTCCGAAACAGGCTTATCTACAATCAAGCAACTGGTGAAGTTCGTGATGAAAGAAACCACCTTTCTGTTTTGGAAGATTATTGGTTGCCCCGCCGTGAAGGGTCAAGGGGAACTGAGATTACAACGTTGCCCGGTGGTCAAGCCATGTCACAGATCGAAGACGTTGATTATTTTAAAAAGAAATTATACAACGCTTTAAATGTTCCAATAAGCCGTTTGACTTCAGAATCTACCGGATTCAACATGGGTCGGTCTGTAGAAATTACCCGCGAAGAAGTGAAATTTTATAAGTTTATTGATCGTCTTAGGCATCATTTTTCAAAGGTATTTTCGGACACATTGCGTGTGCAATTGCTTTTAAAGGGTGTGGTTACCGAAGAAGATTGGAGAGAATTGCGTGGAGACATTAAGTTTGTATTTAATACTGATAATTATTTTTGGGACCTTAAAGAATCAGAAATTTTAGCTGAAAGATTAAAAATGCTTTCATATGTTGATCCATACATAGGCAAGTATTTTTCTACTGCTTATGTTCGTAAACACATTTTACATCAAACAGAAGAAGATATGCGTGGTATGGACAAAGAGATGGAAATAGATAAAGCCAGAATGCAGGCTGAACAAGCAGCATTGATGGCTCAACAACAAGCCCAGATGGAAGCGGAAGCGCCGCAGGAATAATATATGGAGCCAATAAATAAAATTTTGCTTAAAAATGGAATCCGCGAAATGATCTCAAAAAATGAGAATTATTTTAAGAAAAATATAGTACAAACTTTAGCATTTAAGTTAAATGAATCAATGAAAGAAGTTCGACGTTCAATTGGCTCGCAAATTTTAATGGAGCCCAAGTTTACGGAAAATAGTAATGAATTGCAAAATTTTATACATTTTTGTGAATCTTTTAAACCTGGCAGATATACATTTAAAGATGAATTTGTTCTAAATATTACAGAATCTGATATTGAAAACATAAAGTGGCTTTTTGAACATTTGGGTCCAGAAAAAAGAAAAGAAATGGTTCAAAACATATTTGCAAGCCCTTCTTCGTTTAAACAACACCTTGATTTTTCAAATTCAGTAAAAGGAAAACTATGAAAAATACAGTCCGCGAAATGCTAAAAAACGTAATACAAGAAAATGCTGTTTCTTTTAAAGAAAATACCGGCAAAGCATTGTACACCAAAGTTGCTTCAAAACTTCAAGAACAATACAAAGTAGTCGCACAAAATTTACTGAGACCAACCAATGAAACTGATAACAGAGCTAACTGAAGACATTAAATATATTAAAGAAAATGTTGGAAACGGCGAAAAACACTATTTTATTGAAGGTGTTTTTATGCAAGCGGAAAAAAAGAACCGTAATGGACGCATTTATCCCAAAAATATTTTAGCAAAAGAAACAGGTCGTTACATCAATGAATATGTAAATAAGGGCAGAGCAATGGGTGAATTAAATCACCCAACTGGCCCAACAGTAAATCTTGATCGTGTTTCACACATTGTTAAAAGTTTGCACGAAGATGGAAACAACATCTATGGCAAGGCTAAAGTTCTTGATACGCCAATGGGCAAAATTGTTAAAAATTTGATTGATGAAGGAGCTTGTCTTGGTGTTTCTACTCGTGGCATGGGTTCATTAAAGTCTAGAAACGGTTACCAAGAAGTTCAAGAAGATTTTATGTTAGCTGCGATTGATATCGTAGCCGATCCATCTGCTCCAAATGCTTTTGTAAATGGAATCATGGAAGGCAAGGAATGGGTTTTTGAAAACGGCATGTGGACAGAAAAACAACACAACGCGGCTGTTAAATTAATTAAAAATTCTTCTGGAAAAAACTTGCAAAAAAATATTGTAAAAATATTTGAAGATTACTTTAAAACACTTTCATGATTGTAAAGCTTCCAACCAATACCCAAACATATCTTGTTTCCTTGATGGAATACAATATTGCGCAAAATCCTCATGATTCTGCGTTTGCTGAAAAACGCTTGTATGAGGAGTGGTACAATCCTATTGATTGGGTCAAAGGCGCAGTAGATAAAGGAATTGAATTTGGAAAGGCTGCGTATGGCCCATCTGACGAGGAACGTGCAAAACAACGAAAAGAAGCCAAAGAAAAAGAAGCTCCAACAAAAAAAGTAACAACTGGCGGTGGATTTGGTAAAGGAGATATGGGACAATCTGCACCCAAGCCACATGGATTTATGACTACTTTAATGGGTGACAGCGAAGAAGTCGGAGAAGAAGACAGTCCAATTTTAAAATTATTGGGTGCGGGAGGTTTGGGTATTTTGGGTGGAGTTGCTGGAGCCGCAGGACAAGCTGGTGCCGGGTTGGTAAAGGGATTGGGACAATCTTTAAAAAAATTTGGATTATTGGGTAACATTGGGGGATCTGCATTAGAATATGGTGCCAAAGGAATTGCCAGTTTAGGAAAACAAGCAGAAGAAATTTCAGGAAAAACTTGGGCAGAAGATCAGTTTGCAAAGATTGGACAAAGTCAGATGGAACTTGCTGCTCAGGGTGCAGGCTCTCCATGGACTCCGTTTGTATTGTCAAACAAAAAACAACAAAAAATTATAAGTCCACAAGAACGACAAGCAGCAGCATATGATGCCGAAACCAAGAGACTGTCTGGAGAACTACAAGCTCGCGATGTAAGATCAAAAGCCAAAGCTGCAGGATTAATACCCTAAAAAATAATTTAATATAAATAATTTTACGATTTAAGGATCCTTTGAATATGAAAAATAATAAAAAATACACAATCTCTGAAGCTGCTGCCGAGGCTATGGGTCTTGGCGCTATTTCCGATGGAAAGCCTGATTATGATGTCTCTGGAAGAGGTTCAATGACCCCTCCACCTATTGTTGCTGGTGTCCCCGCCACCATGCCTGTGGGAGCACCAGTTGTTCCCAATACAATGGCTGCAAAAAGTATGGCCGCACCAATTGAATCGCAAGCTTCTCAAGAACAAGGTGAAGAAGAAACAGAAGAAACAGAAGAAACTGAAGATTCTGAAGAACCAACCGAAGTTGAAGAACAAGCTCGGGCGCAATTCCGTAACGCCCTTATTTCTTTGCTCGGTGAAGATGTAGACCAAAAAACCGTTTCCCAAATTGAGGGAATTTTTGAGGCTGCTGTCAACGACCGCGTAGAGCGCACAGTTGCTTCAATAGTTGAAAGTGTTGATGGCAACGTTAAAACCTATCTTGATACAATCACAGAATCTTTGGTAGAAAAGGTCGATGATTATCTTGATTATGTTGTAGAAGAATGGATGACCGAAAATGCAGTTGCAGTCGAACAAGGAATAAAAACTCAAATTGCAGAAAACTTCATTAATGGTCTCAAAAACCTTTTTGAAAACCACTACATTGACGTTCCAAATGAAAAGTACAATGTTCTTGATGAATTGTACGCCCAAAACCGTGAACTGGAAAACAAACTAAATGAAGCCGTCAATTACAATATTAATCTCCGCAAGGAAGTTGAATTAACTGAATGTGCTGGAATTTTTGTTGCCGAAACACGCGATTTGGCTGATACACAGGTTTCCAAACTTCAATCGTTGATGGAATCGGTTTCTTTTACAAATCCAGAAGAATACCGCGCTAAATTAGTTGCAATCAAAGAAAATTACATAAACACCACAAGAGTTTCCGCTCCATCTCGTGCACCCGAACCAGAGCAAACTTTTTCACCAGTCAAGGGCAATCCAACAACTTTAGTAGAAGGATATGTTGGAGCCTTGGGTAGACTAAACAAAAAAGTCTAATCACAAATTTTACTAAATAATTTTACCTCACAGGAGATACTTAAAAAATGCAATTCGCAGACAACACACCATATGATGTATTAACCGAGAAGTGGGAGCCCGTGCTTGGTCACGAAGCCCTTCCTTCTATCCAAGATGACTACCGTAAGAAAGTTACAGCAGTTCTTTTGGAGAACCAAGAACAAGCTCTTCGCAGCCAACACCTAACAGAAGATACTCTGGGCGGTAATAACCTTGGAATGCCGGTGTCTTATACCAATACAGGCTCGGTTTCTGGTTATGATCCAGTTCTTATCTCGTTGGTTCGCCGTTCCATGCCAAACTTGATGGCCTATGACATCTGCGGCGTTCAGCCAATGACTGCTCCAACCGGTCTCATCTTTGCCATGCGTTCGAATTACCAATTTGCTGGTCAAGGAAGAACCTATGGACAGCCCGGTTACGCCGAAGCCATGTTCCAAGAGCCACAGCCAAGCTTCGGTGGTTGTGGTTGGACGTTACCTGCAGGATACAACGGTCTCTCTGCTGGTTTTGGTTTAATTGCTGGTAGCTCATTGAGCATTCGTCCAGCAAACGCTGCTGCTTTAAATAGTCTTCGTGGTATTCTCACCGGAAACGGTGAAGGTATTGGTGCAACTGCTGGTGCAGGTGGTGCTGTATATGCTGCTTGGAACCAAATGTCCTTCACAATTGATCGTGTTGCCGTACAAGCTCGTACACGCGCTCTAAGCAGCAACTACACAGTCGAATTGGCTCAAGACCTCAAGGCTGTTCACGGTCTAGATGCTGAAGCTGAACTTGCTAACCTCCTCAGCACAGAAATTCTTGCCGAAATCAACCGTGAAATCGTCAAGACCATTTACTTTGTTGCTAAGCCTGGTTCGCAACAAAGCGACCTCAATGCATTCGGCTCAGGTGGCGGTAGATACGATCTTGACGATGACTCTGATGGTCGTTGGTCTGCAGAACGTTTCCGTGGTCTCAGTTTCCAAATTGAGCGTGAATGCAACGCAATTGCCAAGGAAACACGTCGTGGCAAGGGTAACTTTGTAATCTGCGATAGCGATACCGCAGCAGCCCTAGCTATGTCTGGTTTCATGAGCTTAAGCCCAGCAATTGCACCACAGCTTAATGCTGATGACACTCAAAGCACCTTTGCTGGTATATTGAGTGGCAAGATTCGTGTTTACATTGATCCATATAGCCCACTTGGATACAACTTCTTCGTTGCTGGCTATAAGGGTGAATCGCCATATGATGCTGGATTGTTCTACTGCCCATACGTTCCGCTACAAATGGTACGTGCAGTTGATCCAAATACTTTCCAACCACGTATTGCCTTCAAGACCCGTTATGGAGTTGTTGCTAACCCATTCGTTCTCAACAGCAGCAATCAACCAGACGGTGAAACCCTCACATCAGGATTGAACCAATACTACCGCCTAACAAGCGTTCTCAACCTCCACGGTAACACCATCTGATAGACGGTTAAATTAACACTTCGAAAACCTCCCGAGTAATCGGGAGGTTTTTGTTTTACCATAAATATTTCTATGGCAACATGCTCATCAAACACGAATCCATTATACAATAGCTACTTCAGACTAATTTTTGGTCGTGGTACCAATCAAATGGAGCTTTTGTGCCAAAGAGCAAATTTACCAGGAATTGGAATTCCAGATCAGCCGCAGCCAACAACCCTTGGTACAACAATTCCAATTCCCACAATGGTGGCTAGTTTTGAAACTTTGTCGGTTGAATTTATTGTGGATTCAGATTTGACAAATTGGAAAAGTCTTTATTCTTGGATTCGTAATATTACAAATATTTCTAATGACACTGAACACAATTTAATTTATCAAGATTGGCATCATAGTGCAAATTTGTATTTATATGATCCCACTTCAAATTGTGAAATTTTAACTGCTAATTTTCATTACATAATTCCTGTGAAATTGAATGGAATAATGTTCCAGGCAGATAGTGCAGATGCAATAATACAAAAAACCACATGCACTTTTAAATATTCTTATTTTGATTTAAAAGTAAACGGCGAAGACGCTGTTCCTTCAGATTTAAAATCTTAAAGGTAATCTTCTGGATTATCTGACCAACTTTCCGGAGAGTCCGGTGGGCTGTCTGGTTTGTATGGTAGTTTCTTACTCTCTGGTTTGATTGCCTTGCGTTTCTTCCTCTTAGGTCGGGGTTTGGGCTCTGGTTCCTCGGAAGGGCTTATAGGGCTTTCTGCAACTGTCTCGTCACCCCAATTTTCATCATCTGGGTCGGATACAATTTCTACACCATCAAAATTATCAATAAGATCGTTGACAAAATTTACAAAATCATCGTTGTTAAACAAGTCATTTAACAATTGAAGCCCATTTTCAACTCCCATTTCTGATTCTGGTGGAAGCGAACTTATTATGCTTTTTGGATCGTTTTGCATTGCTATAAAATACATTTCATACATTTTTTCCAATTCTACAATTGGTTGTCCAATATATACCACTGTATTTCTACTCAATGATATTTCATGTCCTTTTATATTTGACAAATAATTTGTTAATTTAACATACTCGGACACAACATTATTTTCTCCACGAGAAAAATAATTTTCCAATTTGGCTGGAAGTTTAATAGTAATTTTGTCAGGCATTGCTTCGCTCACCAAACCAAGCAATTCTTCTCCAGAGGTAAGCTTTATCACTCGCAATACGCCCGAGAAAGAATTCTCAGGAAGTGAATCGGACATATGAATGTCCTCCCTTCCATATTATTTATCTTTTACAGGTCGTTGAACGTCATGGAACATATTTTATAATCAAACTTTTCTTTGTTGTATATTTTTATTCGTTCTTCAAAATGGCGAAATACATGGTTTTTGTAAGACAGCCAGGATAAATCGTCTGCGATATCGTATACTTTTAGTGTTTTTTTTGTCTTGGATACACGTAAACCACGCCCAATACTCTGCAGCAATCTTATTACCGATTTTGTAGGAGAAGCAAAAATAATATTATCGATGTTAACAATATTAATCCCAGCAGAGGTAGTGCCAAACGAGGCAACAAGGATCGCGTCTTTTTCTTTGTCAACAACTTTGCGGATGTATTCTCTTGTTTCTGCTTCTGTTTTTCCAGATATGAAATATACCGGTCTATTGCCAGCCTCTGCCTGTATGATAGTCTGTAATGGTTTTCCGTGTATTTCCACATAGTTGAATAGGATAAGGGTGTTTCCTTTTGTGTTGAGGGCAAGTTTTGAGATAAATTTGTTTCTTTGTTCATTTTGGACTATCCATTTAATTTCATCGGCATATTTTTGTTTTTTTAGAAATTGTCTTTCCTCTTCGGAATATTTAAGTAATATGCAATCTATACCAAGTTTTGCTAACAGTCCTTTACTCATAAGATTTTTGGTGTGTATAAATTGAATTGCAGGCCCTAAAATACCTTCAATACTCAGTCGATGTGCCTGTGTCTGTTGTAAAGTGCCCGTAGTTCCAATTCTAAACCACGCTTTACTTAGTTTTTGTCCAATAAAGTTTATTGATTCAGCTTTGGCTTGGTGACATTCATCAAAAAATACTGCGTCAAATTGATCAAACCATTGTTTGGGCAACTTGTATATTGATTGCCACGTCGAAACAACTATCTGCTTATTGGTTTCTTTGTCAACTCCAGCAGATATTTTATGTATATGTTTTTTACAAGACCAAGACTTATCTTGTGTAGAGTAGTCAAAAAAATCAGAATCCATTTGGTTTACCAAACCTACTGTTGGAACCAAAATTAGGATTTTGCGATCTATAGGTAATACCTTTTGCAGATATCTCACCAAGACGTATATAATAAGACTTTTGCCTGAGCCAGTTGGGGATATTAAAACCGAACGATGATTGTTCAATGCATGCAAAATACCCTGTTTTTGGTGGTCGTGCATCTGCACTGCCTGTTTGCGAACCGAAACCTTCAAGGAAGCGTAAAAATCCTGAAGTTGTTCCTGTGTTACACATAAAGAATTGTTAGATTCCTTTATATTTAACGTATATCCACGATCATTGCAAAATTTTTTTAAATAACTTTTTAAACCACGCGGTAATGTAGATGAAAGAATATCATATAAACGAATTTTTCCATCCCAAAGCCGTCGTTTGAACATGGGCATATATTGAGCCCCTGGAACCATAAATGAAAAATAATCTCTCAATTCTTGTTTGAGGGCTTTTTCGGTCTTTACATAATACCGAACTTCATCTATAGATTCTACATCAATATTCACTTAATATTTATATGATTCCATTCATCATTTTTTGCCAATCTATTGCCGACTTAATCATAAAATTTCTATTATGAAGAGCTTTTAAAAAATCTTCGATCATTCGAAGTTTGACTTCATTAAGTGTAATTTTAGATTTAATCTCTATTACTTTGGGGTCTGCTTCGATAAACTGTTCTACATCGCTTTTTAGCAAAGTTAAATCCGATTGTTCTTCATTCCATGATTCCAATTCTTCTTGAGAAGCCTTTCCAGTGTATATTTTCCATTTACGAAGTTTTAATATGGCCAAATCATGCTGCTGTTTAGCCAAAAGTAATTTAACATCTGCAAGTATTGTTAAATACTTGGAGTGTATTTGAGGTATCTTAAGAGACTCTATACCTAACTCTGTAGAGTCTATTTGAGAGTCTTTAGTAATAAGTTCTTTAAGGTTTTCTAAATTCATTTTTTAAGATTTATTTTAAAGTGTCTTTAGTAATAGTCAAATAAATATATTTGACTTTATAATTTAATATTCTATAATAGTTGCAAG